TATGCAATCCCCTGTAATTATAACTGTATAAGTTCCTGCTGTTGCGTAAGTGTGAGTAGTTACACTACCATCATTCACATCTGTATTACCATCACCCCAATAAATAGTGCCTGTATATGTTCCTGTATCTGTATAAGGTAAAGCAATTTCTTCACTTGAAGCTGTTGTAGTCCATTCAGTAGTAAATGCAGGAGGTGTAGCTGTGATAGCCTCCCATGCCTCCATCCAATTTGCATTAATAGTAACTGTGCCTCCTAATGCTAAGACTATATCCTGCAGATAGTCAGTAGAGGTAGATGGATCACCTCCTACCTCAGTTAGTATATCTGCCATTAGATCAGTAGAGGTAGCTAAGTCTACTCCATAGTAGTCAGCTATGCCACTAAGATAGTTACCATTGATGGCACTAACTCCTAGATTATCGGCTATTTGTTTTAATGTATCACTCATAACTATATTATATTAAAGTAGCTTTTTGTTTAGAAGGCATAGTAAGAGTCATCAGTGTAATACTCCTGCCTTATGTAAGTAGTAGCATATCTGATAGCATCCATAGCATCATCATATAACTTGACAGGCTCATCCATAATCTGATCGCCTATTTTTTTCCACTTATAATTCTCATACTCCTTTATGATCTGCTTATCCTCCTGACAAAATACTCCAAAGGTCTTAATGTTATCTATGCCTTTCTTTACTACCTTATTAGCATTATGTACATCATAGCCTGCTGTATTCATCTCAGCAATTATCTCAGGCCTAGAGTAGTCAGCCATGATTTCTATATGCTTATCTACATTCAGGCTATCCATCCTCTCTATCAGCTGAGTAGTAGTGAGGTAGCTCTCATAGATTACTTTCTCTATGAAGATATCATTATCACAGTAATATACTCTGACTAGAGCAGTAGGGTGATTGTAGCCAAAGTCTAAGCCATAGACATACTTAACAAACTTAGTAGGTCTGTGAGCCATGAAAGTCCAATTAGAATAGATGTTACTCTTAGAGATAGCTTTCTCACCTAGAGCATATATCTGATACATTGCCTCATCAGTTCTCTTAAGGTCCTCTATCTGCTTTTTGATTGACTCAGGTAGGAATGGATTGTCTTTGTAGGTAGACTTAATCAATATGCTTTCCTCAGTAGGTAGGTCATAGAGCCAGGAGGATGACTCAGAGGGATTGTAGTCAAAGATTAGCTTATCCTCTGTCCTCATATTGAGCTGTGTAAAGTCATCATAGAATAACTCATTAGCCTCATTACACCATGCTACATCTCTCTTTCTACCTCTTATCTTCTGCTCATCATCTACACTGAAAAACTCTACTATAGATCCATTAGGGAATGAGTAGATGTGCTCTGACTTATTGTGATTAGTTACCTCATAGATATCCATGCTCTTCATGATCTCTAAAAAGTCTCTCATCACTGTAGCTCTCAGTGCAGGAAATGTCTTACGAATGATTGACACTACCTTATTCTTATTCTGATAGCAGTAAACTATTAGCATCTGACAAAGGCTGTAGGTCTTAGATGATCTACTCCCTCCCTCATTGATAATAAATCTTAGAGCAGGATCAGTGAGAGCTGCATAGTTCTTTTGGAATATAACTGTACTATCTATCTCCACTAGTAATGATATTAACTTTGATCTCAGAGATGTCCTTACCATTGGTAGTGATGTCTGATTTCTCAGTTAAGTTGTTTAGTCGCTGAGTAATGGATGGATTATATTGTCCTACCATACCTCCACTGATCTGATCATTTCTAATCTCTCTCTTTATGTGCGAACAGATTGTCCTATAATCAGAATATCTGTTATCAGTGTTATCAAAGTAATGATGTACATCTGAGTAATTCTTATAGCAGAATATCTCAAAGCCCTCATTAGTCAAAGGCACTCTCAAAGGCTCTGCCACCATCTCTGCAGTCTTTTGTGATAGCACCCATTTATGTCTAGGATTAGCTAGAGTATATGCTTTATATTCCTCAAATATCTCCATCAGCTTCTCAGGAGTCTCTATTAGTTTAATTCTACCCATGTCCCTGTCTATTGTATCTCTTATTATAATTCTTACTTGATTTCAGCTTAGAGGTCTTACTCTTAGCATGAACACCTGGTCTCTTTACCTTAGGCTTTCTAACAAATGATATACTACTCTGCTTCTGTGCCATCTTCGTCAGTTACTTCAGGCTCAGGCTCAGGAATAGGAGGCTTGATTGCTTTATACTTTATCACTTTAGGCTGAGATACTGTAGGCTCTTCAAACATATACCCTAATCCTATAGACTCACAAAAAGTATAATTGTCAGCTGAGACATTTACATTATTACCTTTGTGAGATACTTTTACTCCAATAAATTCATCTTTAATTTTCATCTTTTAATTGTTTTAAGTCATTTTTAATCTCTTGTATCCAATAGTGAGCTGATGTTACAGGTATCTTAAAATACTCTGACATTGCTCTAGCTGTGCTGTATCCCTTATCAAAATAAGTCTGAAATACTATCAGCTTAATTCTATCTGTTATACTACCTCTATATGTCTCTATCACTGCCATGTTATTCTGATACTGCATATCTTCTCGTATCTTATCCCATAGGTCAGTATCATCATCCATCAATATAGGCATGGTACTATCTGTAGCTGTCACTCTCTCTTGTCTATTAGTTAGTGATGTAGACCATAGTATCTGCATCTTAATAGTATTTAATAGATATGCTTTGACCTTACCTACATCAGTTACCTCTATATCTATATTACATAAATATAAAAAAGAGTTATTTATTACAGCATCAGCAGATATAGTAGACTTCATTCTTACTAGAAAATAGTTAGTATATTTCCTTATCTCTTTGTAGTGAGCTGATATGTAGTTATCAAGTAAAGGTCTCATACCATTGAGTAAAGTCCTTATACCAAATCTTTCTCCTTACACTACTACAAAAGCATTCTTTCTCATAGCCTACTATCCTATCTTTAATACGCTTAAGTTTTATTAGATTAATCTTATAGGATTGCTCTTTCTCAGGTAGATTAGCTACCTCTTGTATTATTACTTGCTCAGCTTGAGTAAACATTCCTGCAATATAAACGACAATAGAGCTACAATAGTTGCTTCAATAAAGGACCAGGTGCAGATTAATGTTAGCCAAAATGATATACATTTAATACAGCTAGCAGATGAATGCAGATACATTGCTATAATGCTAGGCTTAAATTTTCTAAAGATTGAGTCTATTAGCAGTTGTAATGGCTCAAAGTTTACTAAAAACCATGATATAGATATGTAGGTTAGTATCTTCATTTGCCAAAAATAACAAAGGCAGCCATAAGACTGCCTAAAAGTTATTAGTTTTTTAAATAATTTTTCCACCATTTGAGATAAAACTGCTCATTCACAGCTTTACCATTGGTAAATCTCCATAGAGAACAATAAGAGACTCCGATATCCTCAGCATAATGGCTGAGCTTATATCTTTGGGTGAGCTTAGACTTAGTCTCTTGAATCATGAAGTCCTTTAAGCTCTGCCCTTTAGAAAGGGAGATCATCACCAGGATTATCAGGTACATGAGCAGGAGCTGCAGGAGTTAATACTTCTATTTTCCATAGCTCTAAAGAGTTAAAGTGTTTATCTTGCCACTCTCTACCTTTAAGATTAAATGATGCCTCCACCTCTTCACCTACTCTACAGCCATCTAATAGAGCTACTTTATCTCCTGTAGCTTGTAAAGTGATGTGTTGAGGATACTTACCATCTTCTACTGTTATTACTACCTCTCTCTTAGAGAATTTCTCAGTCACCTGTACGGTATCACCTATCACTTTGATAAGTCCTTTTAATTTGTAATCATTCATATTATAGTTATTATTAGTTTATATACTCCTATTATTATCAATCCATAGACTACTATAGCCAGGATCATTGCTAGTGTTTTTTCTTTCATATCTTTACATTATTTTCATTAATAATTTCATTCAGCTTTTGCCTTACTGCAAACATTGCTTCATTACCATTATACTTATATTCACTCCTCAGCCATTGGTCCATCTCAATTAGTGCCATGTAATAATTATAGCCATTATTTGCAAAGTCAAACTGTTCCTGATCTTCAGGTAGGTTAAATTCTAGTACTGCTTTCATAGTACTTTAGTAGGGAATGGATTAGGATTGTACTCACCATACTGCAGTAAAGCTAACTGCTCTGCATACTCCTGAGCTTTCTTAGCTGCATATTTACAGCTGATTCCGGGATTGTTTTGGATTAGTGCTTGCATGGCTGCTATCATGGCAGCCTCATAGAATTTATCTCTCATCTTATTTGTTATTTAATTGATTAATATATGTTACATAGTACTCAGTGCAGTGATGTAGTCTCACCTTTATCTCCTCCTCAAGCTCCAGGTCTCTATGAAATAGTAGAGTAGTGATTCTCTTAGATGGATCTATATGATCTACCTGATGTAGTGATAAGTTCTCCCACTCATTAAGTAGTGATGGATCAGTAGTGACCATGCAATAGCAAAGTAAAGCATAAGGCTTATCATATAACATCATGTAAGCTCGTAACTGCCACTCATAATCTTTATTAATACCCTCATCTGAGGTAGCTGGGAACGTTTCTAAGGACCATGAAGTCTTTATGTCTATGATTTGATCATCTAGTACTATATCAGCCTCTCCTGTGAGCCATTCGTTACTGAGTCTTTCAGTATTTTTGACCATGCTGGTAAATGATACAGTATTGAGTAGAGCAATAGAGTCATTCTCCTGCATCTTACCTTTATTGATATACTTATTATTCAACTCTACATTGTAGCCATAGAAATCCTGCTTAGCTACTGCTCTGATGTAGCTCTTAGTAGTTTCAGATAGCACCTCAGACTTAGTCCGAGATGCTGTCATTAGTTTGCCTAGTGATGATGGATGCCATTTCATAATAATATAATTTCATAATTGTTATCAATATACCATTGTAGAGTATCTATCTCGCTTTCATCTTTATAATCAAAGCCTACTTGTCTAAGGTATCCTTTCTCATCTTCAAAACAATACCACCAATAGCCACCCTCAGGCTCTACTGTATCTTTAAACCAAATTTTATAGACTTTCATAATAATAGCAGTGCCTTATTTTGTAAATCTGTAAGCTCAAAAGCCTCCTTTAGCTGAGGGATAGTATACTTACCATTCTGAATAGCTACAAGTGCCTCCTCAAATCTTTGAGTAGTGATTGCAGGCTTAGATGGCTTAGCAGCTACACTAGCTAGGTTAGCATCATCATCTAAAGATTGTAAACATAAAAGACTAGATAAGCAGTACCTACGAAAGTAAGTCACAGCAGATCCGACTTGCTGAGGATTAAGTGCAGCAGGTAGCTCCATACATGACTCTATAGAATCATTAGAATCTATACAGATAATTTGAGTACATACACTATTGCCCTGAATAGGTTGTAATAATAGTAGACCATTCTCTAATAAGATAGGCTCTACTGCCTCAGTAATGGCATTGATGTCAGAGTATGACTTTTTAAAGTGAGGATTGGTAGCATTCTTAGCTACTTTACCGATTGACTGCTTAGCTTTGTGGAGCTTTTGATGCAGAGTTAGTACAGGTGCAGGTACTACTGCTTTAGTTTTTGTTTCCATAGTATAAAATTAAATTGTTTCAGCAAAGATAATCAATTAATTCATATCTGCAAGTAATTTATCATAAAAAAGTAAAAAATTTTATTTCATTTTTTGGTATATCAATAAAATCCTCATTAAATTGATAAGATTTACCAAAAGCACATACTTGATTTATTATTGTGTTATTGTATTTTTTTATAGTTGCTTTGTCTATTATAGCCAAATCTTTATAATCATTACCCCATATAAAATAATAATCACATTCTGTATTTTTTTTCCTAATTGGTATATGAATAGTTGAATAGTATTTTTTTATCTTATCAAATGGACCACGATATTCATTTTCTATTTTTATAATTTTATTTAATTCATTTTTAAAAGCTACATCATATTTTTTATAATGTTCTGTATTAATATCACCTATTAAAGTATAGCCTCTAGATTCCATTAATTTAATAGTAGCAATCTTACATGACATATCATATTTATCATAAAGTATTTTATTAAATTTTCTCATAAGTCTGCAAGTAATTTATCATAAAACTCTATAAATTCATCAAATGTTCTAGCAATATAGTATATTCCTCCTGCCTGCTCTACTGATTCCTGATACCTCTTCTGCACCTCAGACTGCTTATCCTTACCATACTTAACCTCAATCTTCACTGATCTACCTTTAATGGTAGCAGATATATCAGATGAGCCTTTTGTAGAGGTAGATGGAGTCCATTTGCCTTTCAGCTGTCTAGTATTCTCTCCCACCTGTATTTTTTTACCCTCTCTATAGACACCCATTGTATTAATTCTCTCTGCCTGCCACCCTGAGAAATTTAAGAATGCAGTGATACATTGAGTCAATCCATTAGCAGAGTCATCTTTCCAATTAGATAGAGGGATATAGGCATTGTTAGGATACTTAGCAGATAGGCTAGCTAGTTCTAGTGCTTTGAGCCTGGCTTTATTTTCTTTTGTCATCTTAATTATAATTTACTGTATCCCAAATATCAGGCTCTCTCTGAGTCCTAATCTCAAACCATCTAGCACCATTGCTAGAGCCATCTATATACTCTTTACCATTGTACTCTGCATATTTTTTACACCACTTATTGAATGTTCTATTAGTCAGGTATTTTTTATGATCAGTGTACTCAGCTATAAAGTTCTCAAACATGGACACCTTATTCAACCTCTGATCAAATCCTAAATTCTTATTATCTACCCACTCAATAAAGTCAGCAGAGGTCTCATTGATAAACTTTCTCAGCTCTAAATTCTTAGCCTGTGATTCTACTAGTCCATGCTTAAGGTAATAATTAAGGCAGTTAATCATGTAATGGTCAAACCTCGCCCACTCCTGCTCATCCCAATCCTCAAATAGCATAGACTTAAATTCATCAAATGGAGTATGATGTGTACCAAAGTAACTACTTAGCTCTACCTCAAACATTCTACGCTTGAATGATCCACCATCTGCTTTGATAGTGTAATTAGTAGAGATAAGTACTTTAGGAGAATCTTTTACAGGTAGTTTAATTGCATCTCTACCTTTGTATTCAATAGTTAAGCCCTCAGTGATTATACTAAATAAGCTCTCAAAATTAAAATTCTTTCTCACATCATCAAATGCCAGCACCTGGCAGTCAGATGATACAGTCTGATAGGGGAATGATTTATTAGAGTCAAAGGTCTTACCATCAATAGTAGATACTTTTTTCATGTAGCCAATAGCATTAATCAGAATACCCTTACCACTACCTCCATTAGGGTTATCACTAATGGTCTCATCATTGAGGATGATTGCTTTGTTATTAGCAGAGGTCTTGTAAGAATGTAGCATATAACCTATTACACTCTTCATAGTATCATATCTCTCTACCTCCTGCCCTGAGATAAACCAAATAAAGCTCCTAAACATTGACTCATGGTGATCGGCATCTATAAGGTCTCTATCTATTATCTGATTATTCCAAACATATCCCTTTAGCTCTGAGTATTCAAATATCTCATGGTGATCAGCATATACTTTAACAGCTGCATTTTTATAGTAGATCATGCCATAGTCTATCCCATCTCTCTCCATCTCTACATTAGCAGTATCTATCATGCTGAGGTATTGAGGAGTAAATAGCTTAGACTTCTCAGCTACAGCATCAAAGACAGGTATCCTATTTGATTGCACCAGGTAATCCATCACTCTATCCTTAATCTGAAACTCAGATACATGATTAATAAAATTCTCATTCTTAGTAATAAATACAAAGGTCTTAGTGTTAGCTACAGGATAGTACTTATAGTACTGTAGATTCTCTAAAAATAGCTTGAATCGGTATGGTATAATTAACACATCACCTTTATAGTCATATTTCCAAAACTCATCTACCTTAATTACCTCCTTAATAGTCTGAATCTCTGACTCTATATTCTCTTTATTGTACTCTTTAAACTCCTCAAGTATTACAGCATCAGACTTGCCACTTAGAACAAAATTAATCAGCTTATCTTTCTTATCTTTATCCTCAAATTGCTTAGTATTAAAGTTAGCAGTTTTTTTATAGGCAGAATTTATCAGAGCTTGTATCTCTGCAGATCCAAAATCTTTCTGCTCAAATCCTTTTAAGTAATCCTGACAGGTATTTTTATCTACTCCAAAATCATTGAAAGCTGCTGCTAATTTGTAAAGTGAGGAGTTTCTATTTTGTGAGTTATACTTCTTTTTAAACCAAGTCATTAACTTATTAGCTATCTCATCAGTATCTAATATCTTAATGTTAGTAATATTACCCACCTCACTAGTCTCAAATGGGATAACATCATAGTCAATTATAAAATTAACAGCATCTAAATTAACATAGATATCAGGATCATAAGACTCAAAGCAAGCTCTAGCAATATCCTTACCTGATTCATCTACTCCATTGAATACTGCAGATATCTGCTTAAAATACTCTTTGTATTCTTTATCATCCTGTACTATTGGTATTTTGACTAGAGCTTTCACTCCATTGCCTGATGGTGAGGTCCAACAGGCAAAGATAGATTTGTGAGCTTTCAGTTCTATGATAAGAGCAGGTATATCCTGCACATCATCAAAGTCTAAAGTCAGTAATCCTGATGCCTTTCTTAGAGAGGCATTATTTCTCTTACTAAAATCACCTCCAAAAGTGACTACAGGCAGTTGCATTTTGATAGCTTTTCTTTCCTCTTTATCAGTAGAGAATCTAAGGTCCTTACATAACTGCTCAGACTTGCCATTTTTTATCCTGTCTAGGTAGAATCCTACATCCTTATTCTGATAAGGTGATACATCCTTAATTGATTTGTAAAAAGTTACTTTCATAAGTATAAATAAAGGTGAGAGTCCCTGCTTAACACAACAGCCAGGAGGAATTGCAGGGATTTATACTCTCTAATGTTTTTTATCATGGCTGTAATGTTATTTGCAAATGTAATAATTAAATTAATATGTGATACTAAAGTGCAAAAATATTTTTTTTGTGCTGTTTTGTGCTGTTTTTTGTGCTGTGTAAACTCCTATTGTTATTGACTTGTAGAAGATTAGAACGAAAAAACACTTTTTTTTCCTAAAAACTGTTCACCCCCCAAAATGAAAATAAATTTTTTTTTTATTAAAAATATATTTAAAATAATAATTATAATATATATAGTATAGGGATGTGAATTGTGCTATCGTTCTAATTCTCTACAAGTCAATATCAGTATAGAAATTATACAGCACAAAAAAAGCTCCTAAGAGCTTTATATTATCTCAGCTAACTCCTTAGCTGTCATATATTCTTTAAATTTATTGACCTTATCATAATCCCATGGCATCTGTATCTTTACATTTATGTAGTTAAAGTTCTCAAAAGCTGATACTTTGTATTTCTCCTGATAATTATCCTGAATAGCAGTTTGGACTAATGGCTCTATCTCATTAAGATATACTATATCCTGCATCCTAGACCATCTCCTGTGCATTCTTATCCCATAAATAACAGTAGCATGATGTCTATTTAACATCTTACCAATTTGAGTTAGGGATACCTTACATTTGTTAAGCCTGTACATTACATAGTATCTCTTATATACAAAAGACCTGTGTCTAGAGTTAGTATCTAGATGATACTTTTGAATCTGCTGTTTTAAAAATTCTATTTCTTTCATTGTTCTAATTTATAGGTTTCGTTGTAGTATTGTTTTGCAGATATATTATCATCTCCATTACAATAAGCCTCAATTATCTGCTCCCTCTCCATTGCTAAAAAGTTTTCTTCAAGAAATTTAGCTACTACATATGCTTGATTACTTCCTTGCTCTGATAATTTTTTATAATGGTCAATAGCCATTTGCATTGCTGTCTGTTTCATAATTTATCTTTTATTTGTTTTAAAATATTAAAAATATCTTTTAATGCTATTGTTATAAATATACTTCCTACAAATATTGCTGCTGATATCATAAGTTTAAACTTGAAATCCTTCAGGATACTTTGTTTGTACTTGTTGCACATCACCACCTTTAGATAAGGTAGATTCTCCACAACTTTTGCATTTCATATTAGGTGTAACACTTGTATGAAAAAAATGGTCATCATATCCTGATACACCTTTTTCTACATGATTACAAAATTCACATTCATAAGTTCCCCAAAAATCTCTCCTTGATTGACTTGTTACTTCTATTAGTTTCATATTTTTATAAGTTTAATGATGTTTATAATTTGATTGAGCATCTACACCACCTTCTTGAAAGGCTTGATTTAATTGTTCATCTTGTATTTCTTTAGCTTCTATTAATATTCTTTTTACAAAAGCAAATGCAATTTTTCTTCCTATTATTTCTTTTCCATATAAATTATCAATAACTTTTAATTCATTATCAATTTGGTTTTCTAACCATTCTACTGCTGTCATCTTATTCTGATTTAAAGGTTTGCAAAGGCTTCTATTACATACACAAAGGACATTCCAACTCCAAATGTACAGCCAAATACTATTCCTTGATGTTTTGGTTTTTCACTCTTTCTGTAAATAAGAATTAATGAAGCACATATAATAAATTGTACTATTGCTAAAACTATTAAAATATAAAATTTTTCCATCTTATTCTGATTTAAAGGTTTAAATTTCTTTGTGTTGCATCTTCAATTAATTTTGCTACTCTATTGTAACCATCCTCATAGAATTGCAGCATCTGCTCCTTCTCCATTTCTTTGGCTTGTTCAATGATGTTGAAACTTGCTATGTTTTCAATTCTCGGCACTTGTTCAAGTAACCACTCTACTGCTGTCTGTTTCATATTATTCTGATTTAAAAGTTTCGTTGTATGTATCTTTAATATTTTCTAATGGAATTGGTATCATACCCCATTTGTCTGCTACAATTTTTCCAAACTCTATTGATTGCTGCTTTTCTATTGCTTTGGCTTGATTAATTTGCTCCTGCCATTCACTTGTATGGTCTCCGCATATCTGCTCAACCATCCATTCTACTGCTGTCTGTTTCATAATAACTTGTTTTGAGTTACTGACTTAAATAGATCTGACTGTGATTCTAATACTCCTGTAGCATTAATGAAATCTATCTCTACCTTAGCAGATTGGCTTAGAGTACCTGCAAGCTGAGATATTGCCTTAGCTTTATCTACCTCTACCTTCACTTGGTCTTTTGTTAATGTCTCATCACTTAGTCTCTCAAGTGCCATGAAGATGTGATCTCTAAGATCACTTAGTTTGTTTTGTGCCATTGTTTATTTTTTTTATTAGTTTACATTTTAATTTCATTACATTTTGCAGCTCAGCTGGATATCTCTGTATGGTATTTCTAGCCATGTTCTCTTGCATAGTTATCATTAGCAGGTTGTTAATATCATTATTTAGATAATTACCATCTTTATACACTATTATCATCCCTTTAGGTATTGGTCCATTGTGCATCTCCCAAGTATATCTATTAAGCAGCTGCCAATTACTATCTGATAGCTTAATATACTGATACATCTTACCTCCTGTATCCTTTCTCTGATGGATAGTACCTATAGGCTGAGTATTAGGAGGTACAGTGCCTTTCTTAAACATAGTATGAGCCACTTTCTGATACACTTCTTTGGACATTTTTTGTCCTTTATTAGCAGGTACATGTCCTTTCTGAAATTGAGTAGCTTTGCCTCCTAAATATCCTGAAGAGAATTGAGTAGACCTAAGATATACAGGATCTTTCTTAATACCCATAGCCCATGCTCTATTATATACTAATGACTCTGATATACCTAAATCATCTGCTATCTTTTTAGTAGGCTCAAATGGATACCTTTGTCTTATAATATCATTCATACCGGCTCAATTAGTATAATTAGATCATCATTCTTTTGTATGAGCTGCTTAACATGATCAGCATCATAAGCCTCCACTATCCTGGTCACTAACTTTATAGGACCTCCCCAATAGTCAAAGGTCTTAAATACTACTTTATATATCTTCATTGTCATTATTTTTAATTGGCACATCTAAGCCATACATTAAGTCAAACATTGCAAAATCTCTGACAGCATTTCTCTTACTGCCCTCATAATTTTTAAAATACCACTCTCTGAATCTTAGGTATTTTTGGTGAGTATATTCACCATTAGCTATAGCATTTTGTACTTCAATAGCTAGCTGTGTAAATTCAGTCATTTGTTTTATTGTTTATGATTTGTAAATACCTGAGATATAAAGGCAGATTAAATCCACCTCTTACCTCTTCTGCTGTTCTCCTGCTAGTCCAAAATTTTATAATTGAGTTGAATGTCATAGCTTAGATTTAAGTAGGTTAAGCTCTTCATTATTTAAAATAAAAAGAGATGTCCATTCATTGTCATTCTCTTCAGCATGATAGGTAAATGGCTCAATAGTGCCTGCTATATATACAGTGCTATCATAGTCAGTAGTCCAATTAGAAAAATAAGTATTGTCTCTTTTGTGTAGGTCTATAAAGTTCATAATATAAGTTCTAAAAAAGTGAATAAAAATAAAATTGATAATGTTACAGATGTTACAATAAACATGGCTATAGCAAATGCTTTCTGTTCAGCTCCTACAGGAGTAAAGTAATTAATTAGTCTCTTCATTGATTCTATCTATTAGGTTAGTAATTGTTACCCATTTAGAGTAAGCTCTTTTAGTTGCATCATCATTAGCTCCAAAAGTATCTTTTAATTCTACAGCTTGATCTAGCAATTCTGCCTCTTCAGCAAAAATAATCTCCATAATTTTTTGATTGTCCATGTGTAAAAGTTTTAATTGTTAATAACTATACGTCAAAGATAGTATAAAGTTTTATATCTGCAATAAAAAAACGTAATTTATATTCATTCTAAATAAGGATAGGTACAATTTGTACCCAACCTGTTGGTATTTCCGTCAGGTTCTAATCGGAATTTTGCCTATTATGTATAGTATATCTGACAAAAAAAAGCAGCTATCTGCTGGGGAGCTTTGATAACTGCTTTCTACACTATGGAACAGTACAAATCTAATGTTTATATTTGAATTTTAAAAATTCTGTATAACTTTTATTATTTATTTTATAGTGCTTTCTGCAGTCTTTACATTTCATCCAATGATGAATAGTACCTCCTGCAGTCACTACCTGTTTATTATAATAGATATTATAGTTAGTACATTCAGGGCAGCAGTACTTCTCATCTCCATCCATTACAGCATAGTGGGTAGATGGAGTAGTATAGGAGTTGAGTTTATTAAATACAGCTTCTAGTACAGTGACATCCATTTTACAATAGTCTACCATCTTATTCATAGCCTGCTGATCTTTCTTAAATACTATATCTTTCCACAGATCCATACCTCCTGTATCCATCTTTTGACCTACTCCTAAATACTTAGCTATATAGTCTAGTTTATTTGAGTTAAAATTAAAGTACTTTCTAGCCCATTTAAGCGTATCTATAGTCTTAGGCGAGGGTATTACATCAAGTCCATGTTTTATGGCTCTTGTACGCAACCATTTAAGGTCAAATTTATCTCCATTATGAGCTACAATTTCATCAGCTTGATTCATAACTTTGAGGAATGCTTTAATCATTGCCTTATCTGACTGCTTTTTATCCCATGTTAGGAATTGTACATCATCATCTGACTCCCATTTATAGCAGATGCAGATAATAGCTCTCTCATGAATGATATCACCTGGATTAATAGTTAGGTTATAGCCTGCCCTCCAGCAGACAGAAACATTGAATGATGTCTCAATGTCGTAAAACAG